AGGGTCGTGTTGTCGTTGGTGACCGCGAACGCGTCGAGCATGTCGCCCGACGTCGCGCTCACGTGGCTCTGGATCGTGCCCGAGTAGGACGTGGCCGCGGCAATGGCACCACCGTCTCCGGCGGGCGTGACCCATGCCTCGGCCGCGCCCTTGCTGTAGCTGACAGCCGCGTAGCAGCCGGGCGTCGGCGCGGTCGCGTCGTCGAACTCGATGACCGGGTTCGTCTCGGCGTCGCTGGTGGCGACCTTCCAGAACACCGCGACGAGGACGCCGCCGCCGCCGTTGCTGGAGGCGCCGCCGGAGTCGTAGAACTGGCCCAGCTTCGCCCAGCCGGACGTGGCACAGACGGCAACGTCCGTCGTCGGGGTCGCGGACTTCCACCCGACCCGGACGAGCAACATCTGCCCGGCCGTGTGGGCGGGCAGCGTGACCGTCGGGTTGCGCGTGGTCGTAGCAACCCACGCACCTGCGGTGCCGTCGGAGATCGCCATCGGACGCTACGTGACCTGGAGGACGCCTTCGGCGTTCGGCGTGAAGTTGATCGCGCCGCCGTTGCCGTTGAAGGGGGTCACGTCCTTCCACGCCACCGGGTAGTCGTTGCCGTTCGTGCCGTCGACCCGGACGTAGTACAGGATGCCCACGATGTTCCGGGTGCCGGCACCGACCGTTGCGCCCCAGGTGCCCGAGGCGTAGCTGATCTCGCTGCGGTTGTTGGCGTCGTCCTGCGTGACCGACACGGTCGCGAGGTCGAGCGCGGTGTAGCCCGAGCCGTCGTACTCGTCGAGCGTGCCGATCGCCGTGATGTTCGCGGCGTCCTGGTCGGTGTCGGCGGTCGTGTTGGACATGAGGAGGCGGGCCCGGAGGTCGACCGAGTCGAAGTCGAGGTCCGCCTTGGCGAGCTTCTGCTTCGCCGGGGTGTACCAGAAGTCAGCCATGTCGATCCCTCTAGAGCATCAGGAGTGAGGGGCCGAGCGAGGCGAGGATCTTGTCCCGCTGCTCGGCGTAGGCGCCATCGGCGCCTTGGACGTAGGTCTCGGACCATTCACCCAGGCGCTGCGAGGCGAGCCCGGGGTTGAACGTGATGTCGAGCTGGACGAGGGAGATCGCGACGCCGTCGCGCACGGCCTCGTCCAGCAGCGGCGTGTAGGTGACGTCCACCGGCCCCCGCCACCGGCTGGCGGGGTTGGTCCCGGTGGCGAGGCGCACGAGCGCCTGCCCGGCACGGATCGCGTAGTCGTCGGCCGCGAGCACGAGCGCCGACGAGGTCAGCGCGTACTCGGTGACTGACGTCACGGTGTCGGCCGGACGGGACAGCATGAGCAGGGGTCCGGGACCGGCGGTCAGCAGCTCGGTGCTGTCGCCGCCGGTGCCGGCCGCCTCGTCGATCGCCCCGTATGCCGCGTCGAGAAGACGCTGCACCGCCTCGTCCCCGAGGGACGTGGTGACGTGCTCCCGGAGCTGGTCGACGGTGAGCATCAGGAGGGGTCCTCCGGCTCGGGTTCGACCGGCAGCCGCTCGACCGGGACCCGCTCCGCGATGGGAGCGGGCCCGGACGACCGGACGGTGAGCGGGCCGAACGCGGACGGGCTGGCGATGACCAGCGGGTCGTCGCCCACCCACACCTCGCCCGCGGCCACGAACAGGCGGCCGTGGAAGAACGAGGAGCGGGCGACGACCAGGTTGTGCCGGTTCGGCCTCGCCATGTTACGAGCCCTCGCCGACGCGGAGCTTGCGGAACGCGTTGTCCACGAGAACGGCGGAGCTGTTGCGGTACATGACCCACAGCCCGCGCTTGCCGAGCGGCTTGCCGTCGCCGTCGAACATGTGCGGGATCAGCTCCACGCTCATGCCCACGCGGTCGACGATGATGAAGTTGGAGAAGTCGCCGAGGATCGCGATGTCGTTCCCGTCGGCGACGGTGCTGTCCATCGCCGAGGCGACGTAGGCGGGGTAGCCGAGGAGCTCCGGCGGCTGGCCGGCGGCGATGCCGCGGACCCAGATCGACCCCTCGCCGACGGTGCCGACGGAGAAGCGCCGGATCAGGTTGTAGATCGGCTTCGCCGCGAGGAACGAGGCGTTGGCGATGAAGTCGGGCGGGACGTCGTTCTCGAGGTTGTAGAGGTCCTCGACCCCGAAGTTGCCGGTCGCCTCGGTCCACACGATGGACGAGTCGGCGACGCGGTCGATGCCCTCGGGTCCCGTGATCCCGTTGCCCGTGCCCACGATGAACGAGGACGACTCCTCGACGGCCTTGGCCCGCGCGAGCGCACGGCCCATCTCGCCCTGGAGGCTGGCCCAGTCCTGGCCAACCTCGATGGAGAAGTCGACCGTGCCCTTGACCGCGGTCGGGACGACGCGCGGCTGGGCGAGGGTCGGGCTGGCCGGGGTGACCGCGGTGTTCTCCGCGACCCGGGAGAGCGTGACGTCGCCCGAGGTGATGCCCTTCCACTCCTGGCCGGTGATGGTCTCGACACGGGCGATCTGGCGGATCGGGTTGAGCACCCCGTCGCCCGTGAAGATCAGGGTCGGGTCGAGCTCGGCCGGGACCGCGTAGCCGCCGTCCGCGCCCGAGTTCGTGTAGGTCGCGAGCGCGGCTCGCTCCTCGGTCGTCAGCGGGCTGTTGGACAGGTACTTGCCGAAGGCCCGCATGTAGAGCGGACCCGACACGGCGAGGAGCCGCTCGGCGAGAACGCCAGGGTTGTCGATCATGCGCTCGGGGCCCGACGAGCCCAGGAACGCGTGGAGCCGATCCTTGCTCGCGGTGTTCGCCGCGAGGCCGTCGACGACGCGCTTCGCGCCGTCCACGTACAGGGAGGGCAGCTCGTCGAGCGAGGACGCCACGACGCGGTAGGCCGCGAGGTCGTGGAGGTTCTCGGGGATCCGGGACTTGGTGCGCCTGGTGCTGGCCTGGGCCGGCCGCTCGACGTGGCGGTCGTCCTGCGCGAGCTCGGCGATGTAGGCGTGCCGGGCCTCGAGCTCGGCGATGCGGTTCTGGGTCTCCGTCATCCGATCCTTGAGCGTCGCCCACTCGGTCTGCTGGTCGGCCGTGAACGGCAGGCCCTTGGACTCGGCGTGGAGCTCGTCGATCCGGGTCTTGACGTCCGTCTTGTGCGCCGTGAGGTCCTCGACGCTCCGGAGTGCGTCGAGGGGCACGAGTTCGATCATGCGTGGGTCCTTTCGAGATAGGCGATCCACTCGGCCTGCGAGCGGAAGCGCGGGGCGGTCGGCGCCTTCGGCGCCTGCACGACAGGGGGCGGCTCGACCGCCGGTGCAGCAGCAGCCGGCTCGTCCGGCAGCAGCGCGTTGACGGCGTCGCGGGTCGACCGCAGCGCCTCGAGGATGGCGTCGGAGAACGGAGGCCGGCCTTCCTTGGCGCGCAGCTGGGCGCGCACGAGGCCGTGCTCCATCAGGGAGTGGGCATCGGCGGCGAGCATCGTGACCCGCTCGCGGAACGGCAGCGGGTCATCGCCTTCCGCCATGAGGTCGACGCTGCCGCCCTCGGCCGCCATGCCGCGCGCTGAGCGGGACACGCGGCGCATGACGCCCTCGAGCGTGTCGATGCCGTCGATCATCCCGACCGCCAGGGCGTCACGGGCGAGCACCACGCGGCCCTTGCCGAAGTCCGACCGGACGCGGTCGGCGGTGACGCCGCGGCCCTTGGCCACGTCGTTGACGAACGTCTCGTAGGTGGCATCGACGCGCGCCTGGATGGCGGCGCGGGCTTCGTCGCCGAGGGGGACGAACTCGCTCTCCTCGGCCTTGAACTCGCCGGCGCTGATGACGGTCGCGGTCACGCCCTCCGCCTCGAGCGCCCGGCTGATGTCGGCGTGGACGCCGAAGATGCCGATCGATCCGACCTGGGCGGACGGGGTGGCGATGACCTGGTCGGCCTGGCTGGCGAGCCAGTACGCGGCCGATGCGGCGACGGTATCGGCGATGGCGATGATCGGCTTCGTGCCCCTGGCGGCGCGGATCTCCGCGGCCATCTCGGTCACGCCCGCCACCCCTCCGCCGGGGGAGTCGACGTTGAGCACGATCCCGCGCACCTCGGGGTCCGCCACCGCCGCCCGGAAGGCGGCGCGCAGCGACTCGAGGCTCGTGCCGCCGAACAGCTCGCCGAGCAGCGAGCTGCGGTGCTCGATCACGCCCTGAATGGGGATGATGCCGATGACGCCCTGCGTCCGGGGCGGGGCTGGGGTCCGGGCGATCGCCGCGCGGACCGACGTGTCGCCGGCGAGGTAGGCCCGGATCTGCCGGAGCACGTTGGGCTGGAGAGCCCACGGCTCGTCGAGGATGGCGTCGAGTGCGGCTGTCAAAGCGATGACCTCCTGCGCTGCGCTCGGGGCACATGCGCGGAGGCCACCTGACCGGCTCGGGCCACGGGGGCACTGGCCGGTGGATATTCGGTTCCAGGGGCAGCGTACGCGCGTCGCTCGGCCATCGTCAAGCCGTCACCGGCGCCTTGCAGCGCGGGCAGTCGAGCTCCGACCCGGGACCCAGGGCCCGGGCGAGGAACTTGTTGCACGAGGGGCAGCGGACCTCGCCCGGGCCCAGCAGGGCCACCTCGGCGGGCAGGACGCGCGCCGACGACTCCACCTGACCGGATCCCGGTGGCTGCAGCTGGACGCTGAACAGCCCCGAATGCTCGAGGCGAGTCCAGTCGCCCGAGATCACGGCCTCCTTGACCGACTCCGGGATCCAGCCCGAGTCGATGAGCTGGCGAATGCTCTGCGCCTCCTTCCCCTGGACCTCGGCCGCGTCCTTGATGTCGTCCTTGAGCGCCGGGATATCGCGGTCGTCGTACCACAGCTCCGATCCCTCGTCGGGCGGCGGCACGATCCGCTGGAGCGAGCCCGCCATGTTGCGCCACGCCGGGCGCATCGTGAGGTCGGCGAACCGGCGCATCGCGGAGTCGAAGTTGCCCGCGTTGAGCGACGACCCCTGGAGGCCCTCGGACAGCCCGACCACGACCGGAGGCACGCCGGCCGCCGCGGCGATCAGCGTCTCGTCAGCGCCCTGCGTGGCCTTGAAGTCCAGCTGCGAGAGGCTCGACCCTACGACTTCGGCCTTTGCGCCCAGGGCGAGGTACAGCGTCCGGTACGAGTTCGTCGCGCCGGCGTGGTTCTGCTCGAACGTCTCCACCCATGTCCGGAACTTCGCCGGGTCCGCGATGCCCCTGTCGATGGACACGATGATCTGGGGGGTCGCCCCGCGTTCGTAGAAGCCGAGCTTGTGGGTCGTCGCCGCGTTGTGGCCCATGATGTTGCGGATGACCGGCGTGATCCACGGCACGCCGCGCCACTTGCCCAGCGGGTCCGGGATGGGGGCGAAGATCGCGACGTCCTCGGGCAGCAGCGCGACGGGCGGCTCGCCCGACCCCCGCCCGCCGGGGTGGTACAGGAGCCCGATCACCTCGGCATCGAGGTCGTCGCCCGTCACGTCCGGGTCGGTCTCCGACCCCAGCAGGATCGTCACCCAGTCGGGGCGCGGCTGGCGAATGGTATCGCTGGTCCTCCGCCGGCGACGGACCAGGAACGCCGTCCCGCCGTAGTCGGCGTGCTGCATCGCGCGGGTCAGCATGTCCCCGGTTGTGCGTCCGGGAGACGGCTCCTCGAGGATCCGCAGCGCGCCCGTCCCGAACAGCTCGCCTGGCCGCCCTGAGCGGCGCTCGCGGAACTGGAACCGAGCCTCGCTGAACAGCATGATCCGGGCGAGCTCGCAGGCGAACACCACGCCGTTGGCGCGCGACGCACCCTGCACGAGGCCGGCGAAGCTGTCGGCGATCCGCTCCTCCTTGCCGCCCAGCGGCGAGAGCGCGAGGGGGTACTGGCCGAAGCCGAACATCGACACCCACTCGTCGAAGGAGACCGGCGCCCCCGACTGGGCGCGCATCACCGAGCGCGAAGGCGGCAACAGGGAACGCAGCAGGCTCATGCCAGCCTCCGGTAGTCGATGGCCGCGGCGATGAGGCCGATGCCCAGGGCGAACAATCCGAGCCGCCAGTCGACGGCGGTGAGGGCGATGACGATGGCGCAGCCGCCGGCGAGGATCGCGGCGGCCTCGGGCCGGCTCATGCCCACGCCACCAGGGGCTCGAGGCCCGACTCGTCGACGTTCACGATCAGGCGGGCCTCGGCCATCGTGAGGGCGACCATGCCGTCGATGCGCTCGGAGCTCCGGGCCTTGGACGGCTTCTGGTTGCCCGCCGCGTCCGTCTCGGTCTCGACGTTGCCGGCCATCCACCGCAGGACCGGGTGTCCGCCGTGGTGCAGGCGGTGCTCGAGGATGACCTTCTCGAGCTCACGCCAGGCCGGCCCCAACCCTGCGTGCGTCTGCGGGATGGCGACGCAGGTCGCGCCCTCCTGGCCGAGCTCGGTGGTCAGCTGCGTGGCGTTCCAGCGGT